ATGTCGCTGACGATCGATTTTGTACCGGACGGGCTGAACCTCGAACGCTATTTGGCGTCGAAGGCGGACGTGGCGGCGATCATTGGGCCGTGGGGTTCGGGCAAGAGCCGGGCGTCGGTGATCAAGTTGCTGCTGAACGTGCTGGCGCAGAAGCCTGCGAAGGATGGTCGCCGTCATCGGCGCACGTTGGTGACGCGCTCGACCTACGCGGAGCTTGAAGACACGACGCTGAAAACGTGGCTGGCGGTTTTTCCGGAAGACAAGTTTGGCCCGCTGCGCCGGTCGCGGCCGTTTCGCCATCATATCCGGGTGGGCGACTGGGATTGGGAGGTCTTGTTTCTGGCGCTCGAGGGCGAGGAAGACCGCAAGAAACTGCTGTCGTTGGATTTGTCGGACGCCTTCGTGAACGAAGCGCGCGAGACGCATCGCGGCATCATTGACGACATCACCGGGCGGCTTGGGCGATATCCATCGGTTGCGGACGGCGGCTGCGAACGGCCGCAGTTGATCATGGACAGCAACGCGCCCGACGTGATGCACTGGCTTTCGGTGGTTGCGGGCATGGTTCCGATGCCGCCGAATTTGAGCGAGGCCGAACGCCGTCGCCTCACGCGCCCCGGCAATTGGGATGTTTTTGTGCAGCCGCCGGGCCTGATGGAAAGCAAGGACCGCGAAGGCAACATTCTCGGCTACGCGCCGAACCCGGAAGCGGAGAACGTGCGCTGGCTTAGGCCGGGCTACTACCAGTCAATCATCGTTGGCAAAGAAGCGTCGTGGATCGACGTTAACGTGATGAACCGGCCGGGCCAGCTTCGCAGCGGCAAGGCGGTCTATCCGATGTTCGTCGAGCGCGTGCATGTTTCGCGCGAAACATTGGAATTCCTGGACGGGCATCGCTTGTGGATCGGCGTCGATTTTGGCCGCACGCCTGCGGCTGTGTTCGGGCAGCGCGTGTTCGATCGGTGGCGTGTGTTGGCGGAACTGTGCGCTGAGGACATGGGTGCGCGGGCATTCGCGCGGCTGTTGCGCAAATTCATGGCGGAGCGCTTTGCGGGCGCGAGCTACGCGATGTTCGGCGACCCGGCGGGCACGGCGAAGTCGCAGGCCGACGATTCGACGCCGTTCGGCATGTTCCGCGCCGAAGGCTTCAAGATCCAGCCCGCCTCGACCAACGACCCCGACGTGCGGCGCGGTGCGGTCGAAGAAGCGCTTCGCGGTCTTGACGAGGGCTATCCGCGGTTCCTGCTCGACGGCGAGGCGTGTCCGATTTTGCGCGCCGGTTTCCAGGGCGGCTACGCGTACCGTAAAATGGCAATTAGCGGTTCGGAGATGTATTCGGACGAGCCCGATAAGAACCGCTACAGCCACCCGCACGATGCCTTGCAGTACATGATGGTCGGTGCTGGCGAGGGGCGCGCCGTGATGGGCAAGACGGCAGCCGCAGGCTTGCGGCCTCGCGTGGCCCAAGGTCCGCGCGGGTCGGTGTTCCAGCGCAGGCATGCGTCATGAGCCCCGGCGTGCTGTCGGCCTGGTATGTCGTGTTTGTCGGCGCGAACGCGACGTTCGTCCACCGGCTGCTGAAGCCGGGCTTTCAGCATTGCTGGGCGTTCGGCTGGGATGCGGAGGCCGATCGTTGGATCGTTTTCAACCCCGGCTTCGACGGCATCGCGGTGCGCGCTTTGCCGCATGCGCGTTTCCCCGAATTGCTGGCGGAACTGGCGGCCGAGCGCGCAACGGTGGTGCTCGCCCGCTCGATGATGCAGCCCTCGACGCGGCTGCGCATCCCCGCCACTTGCGTGACCGCGATCGAGGCGCTGCTTGGCCTTGCGTGCCGCCGTGCGTTGACCCCCTGGCGCCTCTATCGGAATTTGCTGGCCTGCGGCGCGGTGCCGGTGATGGAGCAATGATATGGGCAATATGATTGGGGGCAAGCCGACCGCACCGGCAGTCGACCAGGACGCCGAGCGTCGCCGGCGGGAAGCAGAGGCGAAGGCAAAAGCCGATGCCGACGCGCTGAAAGCACAACAAGACGAAGAAGCCGACGCGGTGCGGCGGGGCTTGCGCGGCCGTCGCGCGTTGCAGGGTGCGGGCGGCGAGCTCGGCTACGCGGCGCAGCTGGGCGCGGACGGATAGGCCATGGGACAAGACGCCGAAAACAAGGCTTTCCTGAAGCGCTACGACCGCGCCAAGGCGAACCGCGAGAAGGTCGCATCGGTGCTCGACGACTGCTACGAATTCGGCCTGCCGCTGCGCGAGCGCGTCTATTCGAACGGCCAGGACTATCGCGCGCGCACCGAACGCCTGTTCGACGACACGGCCGCGATCGCGGTGCAGGACGGCGCCTCGCGCATGCTCGACGACGTGTTTCCGACCGACGGCAAGCCGTTCGAATTGGCGGCCGGCAGCGACGTCGACCCCGCCCAGGCCGAAGAGGTCAACCGCGCGCTGACGGTCGTGACCGAAGACATCGTGCAGACGATCGCCAATTCGAATTTCCGCGCTGCCGCGCACGAAGCCCTGATGGATTGGCACATTGCAAAGGGGATTTTGACGATCGAGCCCGGCGACGCGATCAACCCCATCAACTGCCGATGCATCCCGCTGACCGAAGCGCTGATCGACCTCGGACCTAAGGGCGACGTGGACTGCCTCTTTCGCACGCTGCCGGTGCGCGCGGGCGACATCGAGTATCGCTGGCCCGACGCGACGATTCCAGGCGAGCTTGCGAAAAAAGCAAAGGACCAGCCGGACCAAGAGGTCGAACTGGTCGAGGGCGCCTGGCGCGACTGGTCGGAAAAAGGCACCGAGACATGGTGCATGCGCGTCGTGTGGAAAGATCGAAAGGCCACGCTCTACGACCGCCGCGAACAGGGGGCGGGCTCCAAGCCGTTCGTCGATTTCGATTTTGCGCGCACGCCGGGCCACGTGCTGGGGCGAGGCCCCGTCCAGATGGCGCTCGAAGACATCAAGACGCTCAATCTCGTCAAGGAAATGGCGCTCGAAGCGATGGACCTGGCGCTGTCGGGCATGTGGCAGGCGGAAGACGACGGCGTAATCAACGTCGATACGATCGAGATTGCGCCCCGCACGATCATTCCCGTGGCGCAAGGCTCGGGCGGTTTGAAGCGCATCGACGATTCCACCGATCTGCGCTCGGCGGAATGGCTCATCAAGTCGCTGGGCGATTCGATCCGCCGCGCGATCGACGGCGACGATCTGGGCCCCGTTAAGAATTCGCCGATGTCGGCGACCGAAGTGCTCGAGCGTTCGAGCGCCCGCGCCCGCCGCCGAGCCGGGCCCTATTCGCGCCTCATCGTCGAGCTGCTCGGACAGACGGTGCAGCGCGTGGCCTACATCCGCGCCAAGCAAGGTCGCATCAAGCTGCCGCCGATCGACGGCCGCACGATCGCCATTCGCGCGCTCGCGCCGCTCACCCGCTCGATGGCGCAAGACGGCATCCTGCGCACGATGCGGTTTTTCGAAGCCGCCAACAGCGTTTTCGGCCCGCAGATCGCCGCCATGGTGGTGAAACAGGAGGACGCGACGCGCTGGCTTGCCAAGGAATTCGGCGTCGATCCCAATTTGGTCCGCACGTCGGTCGAACTCAAAGCGCTGGCCGCCCAGGTCGCGCAGCTGTCGGCGGCGGGTGCGCAGCCCGGCGCCGCTCCGATCGCCGCATGACGCCCGCAGAAAAAACCGAACTCGACCGTTTGAAGCGCCTCGCCACGGGCGACGAATGCATCGGCCTCGACGGCGTGCAGCGCAGCGCCCAAGCCGAGCGCGACTTGAACAAAATTGCCGCGCAAATCTTCGCCACGCCGGGCGGCGAGCAGCTGCTGGCCTGGCTCAAGCGCATCACCGTCAACAACGTCCAAGGCCCCGCCGTCACCGACGCTACGCTGCGCCACATCGAAGGCCAGCGCTACGTCGTCGCTTTGCTCCAACAAAGGATCCAACATGGCCAACGAAACGCCGAACCCAAGCCCGCCCGCCCCCGCACCCGCCGCGAACGAAGCGCCGCAGGCAGCGGCACGCCCTGACTTTATCCCGGAAAAGTTTTGGGATGCGGCCAAAGGTGCGCCCAACATCGAAGGCATGGCCAAATCCTACGCGGAGCTTGAAGGCAAGTTCGGCAAGGGCAAAGAGGCCTACAAAGCCGAATTCGAAGCCGAGCGTTTCAAAAACCGGCCCGAGAAGCCCGAGGCATACGCGTTCGCCCCGCCCAAAGACGGGCCGCTCGCCGAAGCCCTCGCAAAGCAGAATGTCGTGATCGTCGACAAGATTCCAGAAAAGCAGGAAGCCGGAAAAAGCTACCTTGTGATCGACAATGCCGACCCGCTCATGGGCTTCTGGCGCCAGCACGCGCACGCGCAAGGGCTTGGTCCGGAGGAGTTCAGCGCGGGCGTTGCGATGTTTGCGCAGTCGATGGCCGCTCGCGGCACCGGCTTGCCGTCCGAGGACAAATTGCGCGCGGCCGTGGCCAAGAGCTACGACACGCTTGGCGAGCACGGCGTCAAGCGCATCGAGCACGTCAAAGGCCAGCTTGCCGCGATCGTCGGCGACGACGGCATGAAGGCGCTCGACTTCGACTTCCTGCCAGCCCCCGCGATCGCCGCCCTCGAAAAGGTGCTGGAGAAGTCCGGCGGCGTGACGTTCTCGGCGGCCCCGGCGCAAGTCGCCGAAGGGCTGACCGCCGATCATCTCAAGGCGCTCCAAAACAGTCCCGAGTATCGGCGCGGCGACCAGGCGACGCTCGACAAAGTTGCCGAAGGCTACCGCAAACTTTATCCCGGACAGAAAACGTCGCCGCTCGGTCCCACAAGCCGCTGA